ACCTCGGGGGCCTGTGGCTTCACGAGGGCGAATCATTCGACAAGCGAAATTCCATCATCGGCGACCGCAGGAACACGCGAATGGCGTCGTACTGGCTCGGTGGCGCGGCTGCGGCCTTCCAGCGCTGGGATTCGATGCTATCTGGCTATTTCGAGGCGATCCGCACCTACGTCCAGACCGGTGACGAGGGCGTTCTGCGCACGAAGACCAATGTCGACTTTGGCGAGTCGTACATGCCCCGCTCGACAGCGTTGCGCCGAAAGGCCGAAGACCTCATCAACCGGGCCGAGACGTGGATTCGCGGCACCGTACCGGAAGGCGTCCAATTTTTGACCGCCGCCGCGGACGTCCAGGCGGGGAAGTTTGTCGTCGTCGTGATGGGGTGGGGTGCCGGCCGGGAATGCTGGCTGGTCGACCGCTTCAGCATCACGCACAACCCGAATCGGCTCGACGGCGATCGCCCGGCGCCGGTTAACCCGGCCGTCTACGACGAAGACTGGGACTTGCTTGAAACCGAGATCGCGCAGCGCTCGTATCCGCTCGCCGAGAACCCCGACCTGCAGATGCCGGTCTACGTCACTGCTTGCGACAGCGGAGGCCAGGCCGGCGTCCACACCCGGGCGTTCGACTTCTGGCGCCGGATGAAGGCCAAGGGCCGCGCGTCGCTCGTCAAGCTGTTCAAGGGCGCGAACACCGACACCGCGCCGCGGGTCGCCGAGCACTTCCCGGACGCACGAACCAAGACCGACCGGAACACCCCGAGCCGCGGCGACGTGCCGGTGTGGTTTCTGAACACCACGACCTACAAGGACGAGGTCGTCGGCGACCTGGCGCTTGACCGCTACGGCCCGAAGTTTGTCCATCTGCCGAAGTGGCTGGATCGATCAGCGTTCGGCGAGTACGTGGCCGAGTCGCGCGGCGCAAAGGGGTGGGAGAAGGACGCCAAGCGAAACGAGTCGTTCGATTTGCACGTCTACAACCGCGCCCTGGTCACCATCATCGGCGCCGAGCGCATCGAGTGGTCTGACCCGCCCGCATGGGCTCGGCGACCAGCGCCGGCAATCTCGCCTGAAATCCGTGATACCATTGCGCAAGACGCAACGCTTCAGCGCAGAATGCAGTCAATTCTGTCGGAGCCGGCCAAGACCGCCGAGGGCAGCGACCCTGCATCCCGGATGTCCGCCCTGATGCGGAAGACTCGATGAGACGGGACCGATGCCGACTGCGAACGAAACCAAGTTGATCGAGATTCGGGCAGCCCGCCATAAGCTGCTGACCGGAAAAGCTGCCACGGACGTTTGGGACGGCGAGTCGCGCGTAGTTTACCAAGCCGTCGTTCTTGAGGACCTTGATCGGGAAATTGCGGCCCTCGAAGGCGCCATCGCCATCGAAAGCGGAGCGCCCGCGGGCGGCCGACGACCCTTGTCGTTTGTGCGGTAAGCCATGAGCGCCTGGGGCTCCTTCCGCGACCTGTTCGGTTATCGCCAGACCGCTTTTGAGGCGGCGCAGCGATCCACGCCTGAAACCGTCCGCATGAATTCGGTGATCCAGTCGCCGGACACCGAACTGCTGCCCGAGCGGGAAATCCTGCTTGCCCGCCAGCGCGAAGCGATCCGGAATAATGGTATTGCCTCCGGCGCGATGCAGACGCAGGTGGACAGCCTTGTCGGCGCGGGACTGCGCCTGCTGCCGCGCCCCGACTGGCGCGCGCTCGGCCAGACGCCAGAGTGGGCGAACGAGTGGCAGAAGATCGTCAAGTCCGAATGGCAGCAGTTCGCCTACGACATTGACTGCCGAATTGACTATCACCAGCGGCACAATTTCGACGGTCTGCTGTATCAGGCCGCGCGGTCGTACCTGTTCAACGCCGAGATCACGGCGACGATGGAGTGGGAAGACGACACCCCGTCGCCGTGGAAGATGTCGGTGAACATCGTCCATCCCGATTTGCTGTCGACGCCGGATGCCATGTCGGACAATTGGTCGCTTCGGCAGGGCGTGCAGCTCGGCGCCAAGCGCGAGCCGACCGGCTACTGGTTCCGTCAGGCGCACCGGTCCGAGGAAAGCAATTTCGACGCGCCGCAGCAGATGTGGCGGTTCATTCCGGCCTATGTGACGGTCAACGGCAACACCTGGGGTCGCCGGCAGGTTATCCACGTCTACGATCAGGAAAACCCGGATCAGACGCGCGGCAAGCCGTCGTTTGCGTCGGCGCTGCTTGAACTGCAGTCGCTCAAGAAGTTCCACCGCAAAGCGTTGGAGCAGCAGATCATTCAGGCGATGTACGCCGCGGTCATCACGTCCAACGCAAGCCCCGAAGTGGTGGCCGGCGCGATGGGCCGCGGCGATTCGACGCCGCTTGAAAACTACACCGCTTTCCAGCAGGGCTATCTGAAGGAAACCGGCGGGATCGTGCTCGACAAGACGCGCATCCCGCACCTGATGATGGGCGAAGACCTCAAGTTCATGACGCCGGGAAACGTGGCGCCGAACCTTGAGATGTTCGAGAAATGGACGCTTCATCACTTGGCCGCATCTCTCAACATGAGTTACGAGGCGCTGTCCAAGGACTACACGAATACCAGCTACTCGTCTGCCCGCGCGTCGGGCCAGCGCGAGTGGAAATTCATTACGGGCCGTCGCGCGCACATCATCGACCCGTTCGCCACCGCCGTCTACGCGGGCTGGCTGGAAGAAGCGATTGCCCGCGGCCGCGTGCCGTCGCCGCCCGGCGCCCCGTCGTTTTACGAAGCAAAAACGGCCTGGTGCAAGTGCAAGTGGATCGGCGCGGCTCGCGGCTCGATCGACGAGATGAAGGAGATGCAGGCGCTGCAGCTTCGCCGCTCGCTAGGCTCGCTGACGTTCGAGGAACTGTGCGCATTCGACAACAACGACAGCGACGAAATCATCGAGCGGCTGGCGCTGGAACAGAAGACGCTCAAGGACGCCGGCATCACGATTTTCATGCCCGGCCAGTCGGCGTCAGGTAATGCCCCGGCGCCCGACAACGGCGCCAACGTCCCGAGCCGCACAGCGGCCAGTCAGGAAGCACGACCATGAGCTACGCCCGGATCGTTGAGCAGATGGTCGGCGTTCCGCTCCTGGTCGAGCAGTCAAAGGCCGACGCGATCCTCGCCGTGCTGTCCACCCGTGCTGGCTTTGATGTGACGCCGGACGCCGAGGCGACGCGCGAACGGATGGCCGCTGAAGTCGAGATGCGCCGCGAAATGATCGAGTCCGCGGCCCGGGAAACCGGCGTGCGCGTCGAGTATGCCGATGCCGGGTACACCCGCGCCGGCGGCGTGGCCGTTATCCCGGTCATGGGGACGCTCGTGCAGCGCCGCCTGGGCATGGAGGCGCTGTCAGGCATGGCGAGCTACGCCAGTCTGCAGACGATGCTGTCAGCCGCCGCCGCCGACTCGCAGGCCCACACGATTCTGCTTGAAGTGGACTCCCCGGGCGGCCAGGTGGCCGGCGTATTCGACCTGTCGGCGTACATCGAGGGGCTGCGCGGCCGGAAGCGGATCGTCGCCTACGCGAACGAGCTCGCAGCCAGCGCCGCCTACCTGATCGCCGCCAGCGCCAGCGAGGTCGTCGCTAGCCGCACGTCGCGCCTCGGCTCGATCGGCGTCGTGGTGACGCACATCGATCGCAGCAAGCAGCTCGAAAAGCAGGGCGTCGCGGTCACGCACATCTACGCCGGCGAGAAGAAGGTCGACGGCTCGCCCGTGCTGCCGCTCCCCGACGACGTTAAGGCCGAAATACAAGCCGAGGTCGATTCCACCTATGCCCTGTTCACGTCTGAAGTCGATCGGTTGCGCAACGCGCAAGCTGGTGCGGCACGCGCAACGAAAGCTGGTATACTCACGGGGCAATCCGCTGTGGATGCCGGCTTGGCTGATCGTGTTGAACCTTTCAGCGCCACATTCACGCGACTGGTCCGCGAAAACGGGCAAGCCGAAAAACCGGCGCAAGCGGCGTCACGAATGGAGAGTCACGACATGCCCGAAGTCACCGATCCGCAGGCTGCAGCACCGGCCGTCCCGGAGCCCATCGCAGCCGCGGCTGTTCCGGTAGTCGCCGAGGCCAAGCCGGACGCCGTCGCAGCCGAGCGCGCCCGAATCTCCGCGATCCTCGAACATCCCGAGGCCGCCGGCCGCGATGCACTGGCCCGGCACCTGGCGTTCAAGACCGCCATGTCGGCCGAAGACGCCGGCGCGATGCTCGCCGTGTCCGAGAAGAAGACCGAGGGCACCGCGCCTTCGGCCGCTTCCGACACCGCGCTGGATCGCAACATGCGCCAGGCAGGCACCCCGGGCATCGTCAGTGACACCGAAGTCGCCAATAGCGCGACGGCCACGGCCGGCGCGTGGGATTCCACTATCACGCAGTTCGGAGGCAAGCCGTGACCATCCTTACCGAAACCGTCGCAACGGCCGAGTTCATCAGCTCGGTCGCCAACAAGACCCGATCCTTTGAGACCGGCACCCTGATCGCCGGGCAGAACCTGCTTGCGGGCACCGCGCTCGGCCGCATCACCGCGTCGGGCAAGCTGACCGAACTCGATACCGGCGCCTCGGACGGTTCCGAAGACATCGTCGGCGTGCTGTTCGACAACGTCAACGCCGTCGCGGACACGATCGTGACCTACGTCGCGCGTGACGCCGAGCTCAAGGCCGCGCTGGTCTTGGCCGACGACGCCGTGCTGGCCGCCCCCGAAATCACCGCCCTTGCCGCTGTCGGCATCGTGCTGCGTTAACCCCGAGAGAACGACATGGCACTGCTCGACATCTTCAATGACAAGGCGTTCGGTCTGACCGAACTCACGCACGCGCTGAACCGCGTGCCGACTCTCCCAAACTACCTCGAATCGCTCGGTATTTTCACGCCGAAGCCGATTCGCACGCTGTCGGCTGCGATGGAGAAGAAGGAAAATTCTCTGTCGCTGGTCAAGACCTCGCCCCGCGGCGCCCCGCTGGTCGTCAACATTGACGAGAAGCGCGACATCCGCGACGTGCGGACCGTGCGACTCGCCAAGGGCGACACGATCCACTCGCACGAGCTGCAGAGCATCCGCGGCTTCGGCACCGAGGCGGGTTTCAAGGAACTGCAGACCGAAGTCATGGGCCGCATGGCGTCGATCCGCGACGACATCAACCTGACCCTGGAACGTCATCGCCTCGGCGCCATCAACGGCCTGGTGCTGGATTCGGACGGCTCGACTCTGATCGACTGGTTCTCGTTCTGGGGTATCTCGCGTCCGGCGACTGTGCGCTGGACCTTCAGCGCCAGCACCAGCGACGGCTCGATCCGCACGAAGTGCATGGCGACCATCCGCACGATGGAGCGCGCTGCGCGCGGCGCTTTCACGCCGGCCACTCGCATCTACGCGCTGTGCGGTGATGATTTCTTCGACGCGCTGATCGCGGCGAAGGAAACCCGCGAGACGTACCTGAACTACCAGGCCGCCGCCGACCTCCGGGCCGTATCCCCGCGCCGCGAGTTCAACTATGGCGGCATCACGTTCGTGAACTACCAGGGCACCGACGACAACAGCACCGTCGCCATCGGCGCCAAGCTGTGCCGGTTTTTCCCGGTCGGCGCCAAGGATGTGTTCGCACACTTCATGTCCCCCGGCGAAGCGCTCCCGATGGTCAACACCCTCGGCCAGCCTTTCTACGCGATGACCATCCCGGACGATAAGCGCCAGATGTTCGTCGATGTGGAGCTGTACACCTACCCGCTGTTCGCGTGTCTGCATCCCGGTGTGCTGCTCACCGGCGACATCGCGTAACAGGCTGTTGCTTTAAACGCATCCTTGGTGCGCTGCATGTACCCGGAACGCCTCTCGAAGAAGCGCACCAGTCCGGGTCTTTTTCTAGGGAGCGCCCGTGTTCAGTGAGCTTCGATCGCAGGCCGCCGCAGACATCCAAGACGATCTTGGGGAGTCCGCGAGCTATACGCCGGTCGGCACGCTCGATACACGGACGATCCGCGTCATTTTGCACCGGGCACGGCGGTCAGCCGACCCGGAAAACCGCAACCGGCCTTCGGGCCAATTGGGTTCCGAGCAGTTCACGCGCGTGACGATTTTCGCGACCGACCTGGTCGGCGGCTCGGCCGCTGACCTCGTGACGATCGAAAGCACGGGCGAGAACTTCAAGCTCGATACGGTCCTGGAACGAAGCGAGGTCCGCACGATCTGGTCGGTCAAGACCGTGGTGGTTCGGTGACGGAGTTCGTTGTTCAGGTGCAGGGCGCCGAAGAACTGGCGGCCCGGTTCCAGTTGGCGGCGACGCGGGTGCGACAGGTGGCGTACAGCAGCGTGAACCGCGAGGCGGCCAGCCTGCGCACGCGTGTGTCGCGGTTCGTCACAGACGAGGTTCGCTTGAAGCGGCTGTACGTGCTCGGGCGAATCAAGATCAAGCCGGCGGTACTCGCGGCAAACGACGCCGAGGCGGTTGTCAGCGCCAGCCAGGACAACGTATTGCTGTCGCGGTACGACGTGGCCCCGAAAACGCTGGATCGCGCTCGCTACAAGCGCGGCGCGACGAAAGGCAGGTCTCGCCCTGTGTCGGTGTTCGTGTCGGACGAGGGCGGGCGGAAGACACTGGAAAACGCATTCCTGATCCGTTTGAAGAACTCGGGCGCGACGGCAGTGGCGTTCCGGCTCAAGGGCGAGGGCGGCCGGCTGAAGATCAGCTACGGCCCCAGCGTTGACCAGGTGTTTCGGACCGCCGTCGAGAAGACGCCGATCCTGGCGGAGACGGAGGCACGGCTGCAGCGAGAGATCGCGCGCCGGCTGAACGTGGAATTGAACGCCTGATGGCCGACATCACCGAAATTGATCTGCTGGAAGCCTTGCAGGCGCGGTTGCAGCGAGTGCTCGTCGCTGACGGCTACTACACCGACGCCGGCGAGAAGGTCGTCGTCCAGCGCGCCGACCCGTCGCCGGAAAGCGACGGACCGCTTCTGATTTCGGTGTACCTGGTCACGACCAAGTACGAGACGGAGGGCCCCGCCGATCAGTACGTCACGGCCGAAACGGAATTCGAGATCGGCGCTTTCACGGCCGCCGATGTCGAGGGGCAGATCGAGAGCACGAAGCTGTTGCGGGACGTCTTGAAGGGCACGTTTTCGGCACCGGCCGCGCCCGACGCGCTGAGCCGAAACGCGCAGCGGATGTACCCGACGCAGTCGGACATTTACCTGGCACCACCCGGTTACGACTACACCGTAGTGGCCCTGAAACTGATCGTGCGCTGGTGCGATCACACGTTGGAGTAACAGACCATGTCATGCGACGTTTACAAGGGCCGCGACTTCACCCTTCTCGGCAAATTCAACGCAGGCGTCTACGGCGCCCTTCCGACCGGCACCGCGCTGCGCCTCAAGTTCAGCACGGTGACGCTCGACCGCGCGCCGGTCCTGAACGACGATCCGACCATCATCCCGGGCGTCGTGCTGCTCGAAAAGCAGGACGAAATCGACGAGACGCCGACCGGCTCGCTGACCACGATCGCTTGCATGAACGAGACGCTGTACTGGATGAAGGCGCTTTTCGGCGCCCCGGTCAGCACAGGCACCGCGCCGAACCTGATCCGCACGTTCACCATGAACGGCCTGTGCAAGCCGGACATGCTGCTCGAACTTTACGGCATCGTTCCGCAGTCCGATCCCGAGGAATACCGCGTCCGCCAGTTCCTCGGCGGCCTCGTCAACACCTGGGAATGGGATTTGATGGCCGAGGACCAGAGCATGACCTTCGGACTCATCATGGCTCGTCAGGTCCGTCCGTTCCCGACCGACCCCTTTGACATTGCCCCGACGATGCTCGCCAAGCAGCGCGCGATGGCGTCGAAGGCCGATGCCTACGATGTGGAGGGCGCGTCAACGCTCGGCAAAGTCACGGGCATCACGCTGTCACTGAATCAGAACTATGACCCGAAGCGCCTTGCCGACGGCGTTACCGGCTACGGCGACGTGCTGCAGGGCACCCCGACGTTCACCGGCACCATCACGACGCTGTTCACCGAAGGCGGCCTGTCCGAATACTCGGAAGACCGCTCGTCGCACCCGCTGACCCTGGTCTCGGAATCGGCTGGTGGTCAGCGCATCGAGATCAACTTGCCGAACGTGGTGTTCAACGAAATCGCGCATGAGGTCGGCAGCGTCAACAGCCTTGAGCGCCAGTACAACTGGACCGCGTTTGACACTGTCGGCGGCGACCCCGTCACCGTCGTCGTGACCAACAACGTCACCACCCTTCCGGGCTGATCGAATGCTCCTGATCCACAAGTCAAAGATTTGGGTTGACGCACCGGCACTCGGTGCGTCGTTTCTTCTGACGCCGCTGAGCTCGGACGACCGAGACGCCTGCCTAGCCGAAGCCGCCTCCGCGGCCACGCCGGAGGCGGCCAGCCGCGACGCCGTCGAGCAGGCACGCGATCGTGTTTTTTACGCGGCGGTCGGACGCCTGGCGCTGCACGGCTGGAAGGGCGTTGCACACGTCAACGCGAACGGCGACGTCGAGGAAGTGCCTTACTCGGCCGAATTCGCGGCCTACTTGATGACCGAAAGAGAGGTCGCGGCGGTGGTCACCGAAAAGGCCCTCGGCCTCGGCCTCAAGGTGTTCAAGAGCCTGGAAGAAGCGGGAAACGCCTTGAGCGGCGCGTCCATTGGCATCGAGGCGGCGGCCGGAAACGGCTAGACAACCTCACGCGCCTGAATCTCGCGGTCGCTGAAAACGACCGCGAGCCGCCGCTCGAATGGGAACATCTGCTGTGGCGCTGGCATGTTCGGCTAATGCAAGCAGTTGTGTATAATGCAACTGCGATACCGTCCGGTTTCGGGGCGGTATCGGTGTCCGAACCTGTTGCTCTTGATCGCGCCCCGTGGTGGCAAGTCATAGACCGCGAGGGCTGGTGCCACCGGCAGACGATGTACCTGCTGCAGCGCCTCGAAGACGCCTTGTTCGGCAAGCTGCCCGCCGCTTCCGGCGAGCTTGACTATCAGGACTGGGACAATCTGTGACTGATTCTCAGGTTCGCGTAGTCCTCCGGGCAGACGACCAAGGCGCAGCCAAGGCCGTTCAGGCATTTGGCCAGCAGATCGAATCGCTGGCCGGCGTTACCGCGAAGCTAGAAAAGGCCACGCGCGCGGCGGCTGAAGCCGATGCCAAGGTCGCGGCCTCCCGGGCCAAAGTAGCTGAAGCGACCAAGGCCGCCGAGGCGTCTGCCGCCGCAGCGATTGCCGAAGGAGCCGGGCCGCGTCAGCGCGCGCAAGCTAAGGCCGACGAGAACAGGCTTGCGCAGGCTTTGGCCGCCGATGCGCGTCTCGCCGAATCAGCCACGGCAGCGCAGAAGGCGCTTGAAACCCGGAAGTTGCAACTCGCCGACGCGAGCTACAAGCGCGAGGTCGCGCTGCAGCGGCAACTCGACTCCGAACTGCTGGCGCTGCTGAACAGCAGTCGCGCCGACACGCTGGCCGCGCAGCGCAGGGCGCTCGACGAACGCATCGCACTCGAAAAGGCGGGCGCTTCCGAACTTTTGGCTATTCGCCGACGCGAATCGGCTGAACTCGAAGTCCTTGCGCGTCGAAACGCGGGGGTCACGAGCGCCGTGTCCGAGGCGCGACTGTCGGGCAAGAGCGCGGCCGAATCTGCAGCGGTTTTTGAGGCGGAATTCGCTGCGGAAAAGAAAGCTCTTGCGGAGCGCATCGCACTCGAAGAGGCGGGCGCTTCCGAACTTTTGGCTATTCGCCGACGCGAATCGGCTGAACTCGA